AAGTATGATACCTTAACAGATGCTCCAGAGTCGTGTCCGGGCAACCTCTACGTGTGCACGGTCAAATCCAACGGCCGGACCGACAGGTACTGGAAGTTGTTCGATGAGAAGACGGGCAAGCTTTTACCGTTCGAAGACTGTGACACCAAAGGTCAGCCGAAGAAGAATGTTCATCAGGAAGTTTTGCGTTCTAAAGTGGCGGTGATGAGGTACCTGACGGCGGCATAAAGAAATAATTTGCGTTACATGTAATGAAAAAGGAAGAGAACACGGGGGGTCCGAGACTCACATATGCCGAGCGCGAGGCGAAATACGCCGCGAGTCGCCGAGCCGCAGTGGAAAAGGCGCTTAAGCAGGAGAAGGTTCGGTACAAATCCAATCGTGACCCGGAGAAGTTCAAAAAGTTTTTGGAACACCGCCTCATGATTTGGGATGACCTGAAAGGAAAAACCTTTCACGGGAAAGACATGTACGAAAAGACTTCGGCAATACTGGACTTTTTTTCAAATTAGTTTCCGTACGCTACACCGGCCATACCATCCTTCACGCGAAGGATGTTATAGTTGACAGCGTACACCCTGTGGTGATGGTTCCCGTTGGCGGGAGCGCTGAAGGTGAGCTTAGCGGAGTCGATCCGGCTAAAATTCATAGATCCTGTCGGCTGCATCTTGGACATGGTTAAGGAAAACGGCCAGCTGAACGTGACGAGGTCGTCAAGGATGTTATCCGGGAGGTCCGTGGTGTGCATCTCAGGAACGACGTCATGGTGATACGTGTCGCTGGTATTCTCGAAGAGCGGGTTGCCGTTGATGTACAACGAGGAGGTGCCGAATTTGTACCCCCCAGCCGTGTGCCACGCGTTCCCGGTGGCGTTGCCGGAGACGACGTGTAAAGATTTGACCGGATGATTGAAATACGTGATATCCACGGTCTTATCTGTCTTATCGAAACGCTGGTTCTGGACCTGCGTGATCAGCAGCTCGTGCTCGCGATCGGTGAAGAACTTTCTTTCATCGGTGTCGAGAAAAATGAATGTACCGTACACCTTCGGGGTGGTCGCGGGGCTGAAACCGGTGCGGCACTTGATCCGGATCTCCACCTCGTGGTACGACATGGCCAAAAGGGGAAGTGCCTTGGTCCAATCCTCACTGAAGAAGAACGGGAGCATGTAATAGTCTTTGCCGTGGTTTTCCTTCTTATGGTTCAGGGACACACAGAAAGAGGCCTTGGCGGCGGAATCCCGCATCAAGGGGTTGTGCACGCCTTGAACGTACATGGCGTCCATGGTCGTGACCATCTGTCCGCCGATCCACAGGGAAAACTCCGTGAGGTCGGTGGCAGACCTTTTGAAGAAACCGTTATCTTCATCCTGGATGGAGGCGATGTTATCGGCTTCGATCCAGACGTAGGAGAGGAGATCACCCTTCGAGCGGATGGGAATGATAACCTCGTTACCGGAACCGAATGTGCCGATGTAATCCAGAACTTCCGGTTTCATCGCGAAGTTAGTGTACCGTCGATACGACTGGCGGAAAAATGAGGCCTCCGGCGACCCTGTTAAATGGGTGTCCTGAACACCCACAGACACGAGATCGATCAATGCGGCAGACATGGTTTTGTTATAATACTATGATATTAAAAAAATGGTGACATAACTTGGTATGGTGGTCTTCCAAGCGTTGACCTGGGAAGCCCGGGATGCCGATGACCAGCACCTCATCAGCATCTTCGGCAAGACCGAAGACGGTAAGTCCGTGTGCGTCACGACGGCGTTTCAGCCGTACTTTTTCGTCAAGCTCCCGCCGGGAACGAAGCGTCCCGACGTGGACGATATCTACGAAAAGCTATGCGCGATGAAAAAGACCAAGGACTGCGTGACGAGCTACTCGCTGACGAAACAGAAGGACGTGTGGGGTTTTCAGAATAATGAAGAGTTCTTCTTCATGCACCTGAACTTCTCGAACCTGGAGGCGAGACGACGCGTCAACAGCGCGTTCTCCTACATACCCGAGTTCGAGAAGTACCAAGTCTACGAGGCGAACCTCGATCCGGTGCTTCGCCTGATGCACCGAACCGGGATCCAGTCGACCGGGTGGCTCGACACGGGTTCCGATTGTGCCCGGTCCAGATTAGCGAACGTGGACATCGACCTATGGTGCAACGACTGGAAACAGCTGAAACCGGTGGACCGAGACGATATCGCGCCGTTCGTGGTCGCCTCGTTCGATATCGAGTGTCACTCTTCGACCGGAAAATTTCCCGACGCCGACGTGCCCGGAGACGCGTGCTTTCAGATCGGCATCTCCCTGTGCACCTTCGGCACGGACGAACCCTACGAGAAAACCTGCCTCTGCTATAAACAAACCTCTGGCGAGGGCGTCGCGAGTTTCGATACCGAGCGAGAACTCCTCCTGGCGTTCAAGGACTACGTGCAGCGTCACGACGTGGACATCCTGACGGGGTGGAACATATTCGGGTTCGATCTGGCGTACTTACACAAGAGGGCCGCGAGGAACAGGTGCGGCTGGGAGTTTTCCCAGCTGGGGAAGTTGAAGGACGCGCAATCCAACCTCGTGCAGAAGAAACTGAGTTCGAGCGCCCTCGGGGATAATTTTTTGCAGTTACTCCCCATGTCGGGTAGGTTCATCTTTGATCTCTTTCACGAGGTGAAGAAGGGGTACAAGCTGGATTCGTACTCCCTGAACAACGTCTCGAAATTGTACCTGGGCGATCAGAAGATCGACATGCCGGCCAAAGAGATGTTCGCGCGCTTCGTCGAGGGAAACGCCGATAAGCTCGGGGAGGTCGCCGAGTACTGCATCAAGGATACCCTCCTCCCGCACAAGCTCATGAAGAAACTGTGCACGCTCCTCAACTTACTCGAGATGGCGAAGGCGACCTGGGTCCCCCTGACCTTCCTGGTGGAGCGCGGGCAGCAGATCAAGGTGTTCTCTCAGCTGTGTAAGAAGGCGAGGGAGCTCGGGTACATGGTCCCGACCATCAAACACGGCTCGATCCCCGAGGAACCGTACGAGGGGGCGACCGTCTTAGAGGCGCAGAAGGGTGCGTACTACACGCCGATCACGGCGCTCGATTTCGAGGCCCTGTACCCTTCGATCATGATGGCGCATAACCTGTGTTACTCGACGCTGGTCATGGACGACGCCAAGTACGGCAACGTCCCCGGCGTGACGTACGAGACCTTCACCGTCGGTTCCCGGACGTATAAGTTCGCGCAGGATATCCCGAGCCTGCTCCCGAGTATTCTCCTGGAACTGAAACAGTTCAGGAAGAAGGCCAAGCGCGACATGGCCGCGGCCACCGGCGGGATGAAAGAAGTGTACAACGGCAAACAGCTCGCGTACAAGGTATCGATGAACTCCATCTACGGTTTCACCGGCGCGGGGAAAGGGATTCTTCCGTGCGTCCCCATCGCGTCGACGACGACGTGCCGAGGCCGAGGCATGATCGAGGAGACGAAGAACTACGTCGAAGCCAATTTCCCCGGCGCGAAGGTCCGGTACGGCGACACGGATTCCGTGATGGTCGAATTCGACGTCCAGGGTCGCAAAGGGAAAGAGGCGATCGAATACAGCTGGCAACTCGGCGAGCGCGCGGCGGAGGAGTGCTCGGCTCTCTTCAAGAAACCGAATAATTTGGAACTCGAGAAGGTGTATCACCCTTACTTTCTCTACTCTAAAAAGCGGTACGCGGCGAAGCTCTGGACCAAGGGGAAAGACGATCAGATGCACATGGATTACGTCGACGTCAAGGGTTTGCAGTTGGTTCGAAGGGATAACACACCCCACGTGCGCGAGTGCATGCGAGAGTTACTGGACGTCGTGCTCGACGCGCCCGACACTGGGCCGCCGAGGGATCTCGCCCGGAAACGCGCCACGCAACTTCTCGCGGGCGAGGTCCCGCACGAAAAGTTGATCCTGAGTCAGAGTCTATCGGACAGCTACAAGGTCAAGGGCGATTCCGTCAGCATCAACGGACCCGACAGCGCGCTGATCAGCCAAGCGCACGTTCAGGTGGTTTTGAAAATGCGCGAACGCAAACCGGGGAGCGAACCGCAATCGGGCGACAGGGTGCCGTACCTCCTCACGTGCACCGGCGACCATCGCGCGAAGGCGTTCGAGAAGTCGGAGGACCCGAAATACGTCGAGGAACACAAGATACCGGTGGACTACCATTATTACTTCGTCAACAAGTTCTTGCGTCCCGTGTGCGATCTCCTCGACCCCCTGTTCGAGAACGTGCGACAGGATATCTTCGGCGACATGTTGGGGCCGCCGCCGAAACAGAGGGACCCGAAGCAGAACTCCATCGACGACCTATTTAAAAAGTTCGCACGAAAGAGACGTAGGGAAGATGGAGGCGAAGATCACTAAGTTGGTGAACCAGGTCCTCGTCGACCACATCGGGTCGTACGGACTCAATGAATTGGTGGCTGAGTTTGTGGAGGAAGAGGTTCAGACGAAACTCACACAGACCCTCGAGAACATCTCCAAAAAGCACCAGATACCCCTAGACATACTGTTACATGATATCCCCAGACTCAGCGATGAACACAGATGCAGGGGTCACAAGACGAAACGGGACGGGTCCAAGGTGAGGTGCGGGTTCAAGGCCGTACACAACGGGTACTGCAAATTTCACGAGAGTCAGGGGAGCGATATCGAATGCAGGCGGTTAGGTGATACCGTGAACGGACACAACCACGGACCGGAACTCATGAACGTCCCGGGGTGTCCAGCGTGTGAACGCGGACGAAAGGGACTTATAGAATTGAGCGCCTTATTATTGTAATAATGAACAAGACAAGCATTCTTCTATCATCCATAAATCAATTCTACAAAGAAGAGCACCACAGGAATAAACTACTGACCATACTTAACAAAAGCAGCGGCATTTCTCTCCGTAACCTCGAGTGGTTCATCACAAATTACGCAAAGAAAAATAACACCTCGTTCAAGACCAAAGACGGCAAGATGTTCACGGTGCACTGCGCGTACAAATCATCATTAGACGGCTACAGCAAGAAGCTCTTCGATCCTTTCTGTCGAGCGGAGAAGTTCAATTACCGAATCCCGGAGACGTCACAAGAAATTCAAACCACTCTCGCGCAGCTGAACTTCATCAAATGGTGCATCAAATACTCCATCATCGACTACATCGCCGAACACAAGAACCTCTTTAAATCATGTAATCAAAGACTTGTGACACCTGCCCATCCTTGATCCGCATGAAGTTCAACGTCTTCGCGAGGATGTGAAAACGGCGATCGTGCCACGCGTACGTTCCGGTGTTATGAATCTCGTGCTTACTGGTGAACAGGTTCCCTCGAAGCGTGGGTTCTTTGACGACCGAAAAGTTGACATGGCCGGAGGCCGTACCGTTATCGTTGGGGTACAAGGCGAAACTATACGAGTAAAATCTTCTAGTGATCGGCGTGTTCCTATGGTGAAGCCTCGGCTGGACGATGCGCAGGAAATGCGGCGAGCCGGTGTGCTCGTCCAAGATCTCTTCGCCGTCTAAGGTGAGTGTCACGTAGTTGATGTGTTCATTTCTCAGGGAAGGGTCCACCGGTTGATCGGCGTCGTCGACGGGTATATCGTTGTAGTTGAACGTACTGCCGAACGCGTTGTTCTCGGTGTACATCACGAAAAAATACAGTTCCTGCACGAGATTGGTGAACTGTAACCGCTTTTTGAATTCAGGTTTGACCGTACCGTTTTTCTCTTCAACCAAGGCGTCGTCGTATTGGATCTGCGTCACGGGAAACTCGAATGCGCTGTTCTGCACCTTAATTTTCTCCACCGGATCTAGGAAAACGCATTCGGTGGATAATTTTAAATCGAACGGTTTGAACGTGACCAGATCATTTGCGTCGGCACCGACAAAACCTTCCAACTCGTTGACGCCGTGTCTAGATACGCATATGCACTCCCCCACGTCCCTAAACTTCACCTCCACGTAAAGCTCCGTCTCCGGGGCGAGAGCACACACTGGAAACGCCAGCTCGGGATGGCCGTGGAAATAGAACGGGATCTCGATGCACACGTCGCCTCCGAGCTGACGAGGGTACGGGCGCGTTCTGGACAACCGACTCTTCACGGTGGAGGGGTTAAAAACGGCGTCCACGTCCCTCTTACAGAGATCAAAAAGGGACACCTGCTTGGTGGTGGGGTACTCGAGTTCCGCGTAGAGGTCGAGGTACTCGGTCGTGATGTGCTGGAGGACCGTGTCGCCCGCGTACAACCTGATGTATTCCACGAAATTTGAAGCCTCGCCGTAGACGTAATCTTTATCGGCGTCCACGCCTGGCGCGAGCACTATGTCAGGGAGTGTGAACCTGAGGCTCACGCTTCGAAGGACGTCGCAGTGGTCGCGACGGATCGCGAACCGATGGGTCTCGCCGTAATCAAAATCCTTCGTCGGTTTGAGGTCGATGAACTGCAAAGAAAACTGCGACTTCTTCCTGAAGTGTTCTTTGAAGAATGTAAAGTCGGGATTCGCCGTCGTGTATTGGTCCAGAAGACCCCTCGACTGAAGCTGGATAGATCCCGCCATAACTACTATACCCTATTAAAAAAACTTAAGCCCGGCTAACCCGCTGTCGAAGCTAAGGATGTTATAGTTCAGCGCGTAGACGCGGACGCGCGTTTCGGAGGTTGCGTGCGAACGGGTCGCCGGTATATTGTCCTCCGGGACGTATGTGTCCTCTTGGTTGAACTCTACGGTGAACTTCTGGTGAATTATCCTCGACATGTTGAGGTGACCCGTCGGGGTGCTGGCCTCCGGGTCGAGCGCGAACGAGTATGTTCCGAACATGGATTGGCCGACGTCCGGCGTGTTGACGTGATTCTTAAACGGCTGAAGGACCGAAAAGAAATGGCCGTTCTCCCTGAAGAAGATGACGTTGTTCAAGCACAGCTCGGCGGTCTTGATCTGCCTGAACGTGTAGTTGTTGTACTGACTGCCCTGAGTCGTCACCCCCTCACCGAGGAACATGAGTTCTTTCACCGGGTGCCTGAAATCCAACAGGAAAGCTTTCTTGTCAAATCCAGCCGGCATGCGCGTCTCGTGCACCTGGACCTGAGTGATGAGGTATTCCATGTGCGCGTTTTCGAACGCTTTACGCTCGAGCTCGCTCACGTACACGTGTTCGCTGGTGAGGAAGATCTGGTTGATGAATTTTTCGCTGTCGTCGGTGATCGGGGGCAGATTGTTGTTGACCGATCTGGATGCAAAGTAAGTATCCCTGTCCGTCAGTTTGACCCGGATGGAGACCTGTTGCTTCGTGAGTTTACACAGGGGTATCGCATTCTTATTCGACCTCGTGAAGTAGAAAGGCAGCTCGATCGAGAATTTCGTCGGGTAATAGGATGCGGTCGTCGTGCCTTCCCCGCCCCTGTAACTTTTCATGGCGGCGTGTTGATCAGAGGTGTCTAGCTTGTTTCTGAGATATATGTATTCACCGGTGATCGTGTCTATAACCTGCTCGCCTATGAGTAACTCGGCGTACTCTACGAGTTTCGTTAACGGGTTACCGACCAGTCGCATCGCGTCGTAATCGCTCCTGAACGTCACCGTCAAGGATACGGAATTCAGCATGTCACTCTTGTTACTGGGCACCCTGACGGTGAGGATCTCACCGAAATCGGCCGTGCCCGTGAACGGAATGTCGCTAAAATCTATACCGAACGGCGTGTGCCGCCGAAAACTGTAGATGAAATGCGAGTAGTCCGGACACCTCGTGATCCACGCATCTTGAACGCCCTTGGCGCAGAGGTACATTCTATTATAGTGTCACTTTTTTTTAATACGCCTGCACACCCGCCCCGGACGGTCTAGGCCTGCCGCCAAGCGGTCCGGACGGCATCGCGGGTTCGGGTTCAGGCACCGCGATCGGAGGCGGCGCACCCGCGAAGGTCATGAACCCCCTCAAAAAATCGAGCTTTTGCATCTCCAAATAATACATGTGAAGTTCAAACTCACCCGAGAACGGTTGGTCCAGGCCGGGAGCGCCCTCCACACCTTGAGCGGCGTTGGGTAAGAACTTGTTAATTTCAAACTCGATCAACGTCCTATCCGCGTTCAAGTTCGCGAAATCCAAGGTTCCCGTCGACTGTTCCAGGAGAGGATGGAGCGCGAAACTCTGTGTGTAGATGTTGACCGTATCGTCCGTCACACCCAAACCGAACTTATACGGCACGGCGTACTTATAGTGTTCGTGACCCTCCATGAGGGTGTTTGGGAAGCTCTCGCCGTTGAGAAAAAAACGAGCCTTCTTCATGATCGGCGTGTTCCTCGTCTCCATGGTGGGCGGCTGGAGCACGCCGGCGTTCCACTGGTAGAGCGGCGCCCTGCTTCGGACGTAGGTGACGTAACGATGCGAAGATTGATCCTGGGTGGTGTAGAGTTTATCGCGAAAAAACCAGTGAAACGTCTTGACCTTCGATTTAGGTTCCAGGTTCACTTTGAACGTCGTGTCGGATTCGGGTGTGGTGACGAACGACGTGTGCTTCTTCACTACGTTCACGAGGATCGAGTGGTCGGCACCCACGAGGTAGAGTCGCTCCTCATCGCTGAGTTTGATCTGTTCGGTGATGAGCTGGAAATTATTGACCGAGATCGTGGTCGGGGTGTGACCGTTCTCGGCGCCTTGCCACCACGTCTGGGGGTGGAACGTGAGTTCGAACTGGATCTTCTGCTTGTGAACGGCGCACGTAGGGAAATATTGACGGTCCTCGACCTCTTCGCGCATCTCCGTCTTGCCGTATTTCCTGCAGAAAAAGAACGGGAGGGGGACGATGAACCGGTTCGAGGGCGCCATGGTCGCGTCGCTCAGCTTTATCCCGGGGGTGACACTCTCGCTCATGTTGAGAAGCACGAGGTTACCTTTCTTCGACTGGGGATCTAGGTACAGGGATTCGTGGATCATCTGCCAATCGTCCGTGATCTCCTCGACTAATATGTCGTCGACGTACATGGCGACGGACTTCAGAAAACCGCGACCGAGCGGGGTGGTGTAGTTGACGTTCGCCGTTTCTTTGGCGGGGAGCTCGATTTTAAGATAGAGGTTCGTCAGGAGATCACCCATGTTTTTGGGATCGAACTCGACCTTGACGGTTTGAGAAAAGGGCCACCCGGCGATTTGTCCGGGATTCAAGACATTTTTTGTGCGATGGAATTTTCTGAACTCGGAATGTTGCTTGATCTTTTGGTAATTAAAAATCGTTTGCTCTGGGTCTTTCGAGAGCAGGTAAGTATCCTGCTTTCCCATAGCCTTCAAATGAAGACGAGCGGCTTCGCTCCCCATGCTTATCTATTATCTACATATTTTTAATATCCTTCTTCCACATGTCGATGTGCCCGGTCGCTTCGAGGAGACCGAGTTGCTCTCTGAGTTTCTTCCATTCGTCGAAGAGAGCCTCGACGCGCTCCTCGGTGTAGTCGACGGTTTTCGTGTTCAGTAAGTAGTCGAAAGAGCGATCGACCTTGGGGAACATGCCGCTCATCTCGCCTTCGAGGTCGCTGCGTTTCCTCTTGAAGACGCGGAGGTCTCCGTCGATGACCATCTTGACGAACCGCGCGCGGTGCGAGCACACTTCGGATCTCGTCCTCGTTTCCTCGATGAGGTGTCGCTTCCGCTTTTTGTACAGGTCCGTGCGTAACCCGATGAAATCGCGTAAGACCTCTTCCGGCGTGTCGTACTTGCAGATCCCCTTCGTCGGATGGAAAAGGTGCATGTTGGAGCAGCGGATGACTTTCTGGAGCTTGAGATCCTTGACGATATCGTCGCCGCCGTACCCCTGGATGAGAAAGTCCACGTCCTCGGTGGTACTGTTGTTGGTGTAACCGGCGATGGTCTTCTTCTCGACGAGCGCGTCGAGGTACTCCTTGAAATCCTGGGTCCAGCGACCCGGGGGTAACTCCGTGACCTTGACAGTCGTCCCGATCACCTGCCACACACCTTCGGCGACCCACGCGCCGTCCTCCTGTTCGAAGATACGACCTTTGAACCCGCGAAACCAAGGTGTCATCTTGATCAATTCGCGACCCTCGGTGTGCCTCAGTATGTTGGCCTTGATATCTTCGGGATTGAAGGGCGGGACGTAACACGAAAATCCCGTGCCGATCCCTTCGGTACCGTTGACGAGGACCATGGGTAGGACGGGCATGTAATGGTCGGGCTCGATGCTGCGTCCGTCGTCTTCGAGGTAGGTGAGCACGGCGTCGTCTCTCGGGTCGAACACGCGACGCGCCTCCTTCGACAGCTTCGTGAAGATGTACCTGGTCTGGGACGCGTCCTTTCCGCCCATGAGCCGCGTGCCGAATTGGCCGCACGGCTCGAGGAGGTTGATGTTGTTCGACCCAGTGTAATCATTGGCCAATTTCACGATAGTCTCCGCCAGAGAAACTTCGCCGTGGTGGTAGGCGGATTTTTCGGCGACGAATGCGGCCAACTGTGCTACCTTCATCTCCGCGGTCAGATTTTTCTGGAAGCACGAGTAAAGCACTTTACGCTGCGAAGGTTTGAGGCCGTCGGCGACGGAGGCGATGGACCGTTTCAGGTCGGCGAGCGAAAAGTTCACCAAGTCCTTATGGACAAAATCCGTGATCTCGAGTCGCTTCACGTTGCCGTAGGGAACTTCGAGTTCTTTCGGGTCTTTCGCCGTGCTCTCGAGAAGCCACGTCTTGCGCGCGTCCGCTCTCTTCTTGTCGAACGCCAAGACGATGGACGCGTCAGTCATCGTGTCCACGTCGAATTTAACCGTGAGATCCTGAATCTTCTTGAAATATTCACGCGCCTCCGCGGAAGTCGAAGTGCCGAGGCCCTTGTAGTATTTGATCTTCCACCCAGACTTGCCGTTGCCGTACCAGGACCGAAAGGCCGAATCCGTGTAGAACGAGAGGGTTTCGGATCCTTTGGTCGCCTTGATAATCGGAGTCACCATGCTCACCACGAAATTCATCTGCAGGAGGGAAGGCCAAAAAAAATGGATCATGTTGAGGATGAGACCCTTGATATGCGAGCCGTCGGCGTCGGCGTCGGTCATGATCATCAACCGCCCGTACCTGAGCTCGGAGACGTCCCTGTACTCTCTGCCCTGCTGGAGCCCCAAGATCTTTTTGAGATCAGAGAATTCCTGGTTCGAACTCAGTTGCGCCACGGAAGAATCTCGCACGTTCTTACACTTACCGCGAAGCGGGAACACGCCGTAATGATCGCGACCGACGACCGAGAGACCGGCGACGGCGAGTGTCTTCGCCGAATCGCCCTCCGTCACGATCAGGGTACATTTCGACGAATGAGAAGTGCCGGCCTTGTTGGCGTCATCCAGTTTGGGGATACCCGTGATCTTCGATTTGCGAGCTCCGCCGTCCGTCTTGGCGAGAAGTTTCATCTCCTTGAATTTGGAAAGGGCGGTCAATTCCTCGGCGATACCCGTCTTGAGCGCGTTCTTCACGAAGGTCTTCGGGGGGTCGAATTTGGACCCGAAATCTGTGGATTTCAGCGTGCACTCGCTCTTGACTTGACTTGAAAAGGTAGGGTTCTCCAGCGTGGCCTTGACGAAAACCGTGAACGCGTTCTTCACCTGTTGCGGCTTGAGCTTGATTTTTTTCGCCATGTCGTCGATGATCCCCGAGGCGACGAGAGAGGTCACGTGGTCCACGTGGGTCCCGCCCTTAGTGGTACAAATCCCGTTCACAAACGAAACCTGTTGCATGCCATCTTCGGACGGGCCGATGCACACCGACCAACGATCCGTCGTCGCGGTCGCGACCTCTTTCACGCCCTCGTGCATCTTCGCGTACGCCTCGAAGGAAGTCTTGGGTAGCGGTTCGCCGTTGAATCGCACCTTGCAATTCGGGGTTGTGCAGATGTTCGCGTCCCACGTGCGTTTCTCGAAAATCTTATAGATCGCGTCGGTCATGCCGGTGCCCCCGAACCTTTTCCAGTCTGGTGTGAACGTGACGGAAACAGACGACGCGGCGGCCGCGTGTTTCGTGATCTTCGGTTTGCCGCACGCGGTCATGTTTTCGGTCCACGTCTGTTTGTACGTCTGTTTGGTCTCGCCGTCCTTGATCACCACGGCGAAACGCGACGAGTAGATGTTGGTGAGTTTCGCGCCGTAGCCGTTCCTGCCGCCGACGATGCGCTTTTGGGTATCGTCGTAGTTGGTACTCGTGAGTAGGTGACCGAAAACGAGCTCGGGGTTGAAAACCCCCTCTTTCTCGTGCATCTTG